CGGGGCGACGATGCGCTCCGGCCCGCCGAGCCAGCCGTTCACGTTGACGGTGAGGTTCAAGCCGCCACCGCCGAGCATTGAACGGGTCTGGTTCGCGTTGTAGATCCGTTCGCCGCCACGCAACCGGACCAGCTCCGGCCCTTGCTCGCCGACCACCGCCCAACCAGCGGGCGCCGACGGGGTACCTGACGCGAACCCGGGCAGGAATCCAGCAGCTTTCCCCATCAGCCCGCCGAGCTTCCCTGCGATCTCGTCAAGGGGGCCGAGCATCCGATCAAGTTGTCGCAGCACCCACGACGCAGCATCCGACGCCAGCTCTTTGATCGTGTCCCACATCGACTCGAAAACGCCGACGACACGACCGGGGATGTCGCGGATGAAGTCAACGATGCCGTCCCACGTCGACCACACAACGAGCGTGATGCCGGCGAGCGCACTGTCGAACAGCGACTTGATACCGCCCCAGATCGAATCGAAGATCCCGGCGATGACCCGCATCCCGACTTCGATGATCGTGCGGATGTTGTTAATCGCCTGGTCGACAACGCCGTTGATGATCTGCCACACGCCCTCGAGGACGCTGCGGATGCCGTCCCAGACACGCGACCAGTCGCCGTGGATCAAGCCGAGCACGACGTCGATCACGCCCCGGATCACGTTCATCGCGCCTTCGATGATCTGGCGGAGCGCGTTCCAGAAACTTTCCAAGTAGCGGGTGATGGTCCCGCCCCACGTGCGCCAGAACGCTTCGATGGCGCCGAGTACCTGTTCGACCACGGACCTGACTCGGGCCATGACATCGGAGATTGTCGCCGAGATCTGCGGCCAATGCTCCGACACCCAGCCGACGAGCTGGTCGAACGCCGGCAGCGCCACTTCGGTTATCCACCGCGCCAACGCGTCGAACGCCGGTGCAAGCCGCGCCCCGATGTCTTCCTGCAAGTTGCCGAACGCGATGCGCATGCGGTCTGACGCGGTCGCTTGCGCCTCGGCTGACCCGCCGAACTGGCGCTCGAGTTCGGCGAGTATCACGGTCTGCGCGCCGGCGATATCGCCGGCGTCCTGCATCGCCTTGATCTGCGCTTTCTGCTCCTCGGTGAACGACACGCCGACACGAGTCAGCGCCGAGATCCCGTTCACCGGGTCGTTCAATGCCTTCCCGAGCTGGATCGCCGACGACGACGCGTCGGTGCCCATCGCAGCCGACATATCGACCATGATCTGCGATGCACGGTCGAACGCCCCGCCGGTCGTCCCGGCAGACTTCGCGAGGTTGCCGAACGTCAGCAGCAGGTTCTGGCCGGACTGGATCGCCTCGTCGTCGACACCGTTTTTCTTCGACAATGCCGAAGCCATGTCGCCGATCTGGTCGGCGGTGACGGTCGACGCGAGCCCCATCGACGCGATGACCGCTTCGGTCTGTGCGCCGACCTTTCGTGACTCCTCGAACGCGTCGAACGCCGACTTGCCGAACGCGAGCGCAGCGACACCGCCAGCAGCGAACCGGGCTGCGGCCATCCCGCCGAACTTTGAGAACCGTCCCGATGCCTGCTCGGTGGCGCCGTCGAGGTCGTCGAGCTCGCGTCGCAGATTCTTTGCGTCGCCAAGGAACACGACACGGACTGTCGATTCAGCCATCGGTGCCCTTCGGGGTCAGCGCTTCGACCATGGTGACCAGCTCGACCCAGTCGAGCTGTTCGAGCTCACGCGGCGAGATGCCGCTAGCGGCTGCCAGGTGGCAGATCAGATACCCGGCCGAGCCGGGCTCGTAGGGGACGCCGGGTCACCGAAGTCGAACGCGATCTCGTCGACCTCGCGTAGCCAGTCGTCAAGCGAAACCGACCCGCCCGTAGCCGCGTGCCACGCCAACCAGTAGATCTTGGACAACTCTTTCGCTTCGAGCGCAGCGATCATCGACCCGTGCTCGCGTTCGAACGCGACCTGGCTGAACGGTCGCACCTTGTGACTCGACGTTGACTCGTCGAGCTTCGTGACCGTGAACCTGACCCCCATGTTCATTCCGGCAGAACCCTCTCAATGATGTTGTCGATCGCTTCGGCGGCACGCCGTTCGATGGCGGGCCGGTTCGCGTCGATGGCGGGATAGATGAACCGGCCCTTCGCCGGGCCGGCGCCGCTGTTCGCCCACGGGCCGACGCGTCGCGGTTGTCCGCGCCGCGGGTTGCGCGAACCGAAGTCCAGCCAGCCGAAATAAGGGACGGTCTTCTTGCCGGCCTGGACGTACGCTCGGTTACCGGACACGCCGCCACGGATCGACCCGGCGGCGCGGCCGCTGACCTGCGGCACACGGCCGCGTGCGTCGGCTGCGACCTGCTGGGCGATCGGCAGGATCTCGTTGCGGAAGTCCTTGGCGAGCTGCGGGTCGATCTGGCGTAGGCCGCGCCGGAACGCGGCCAGTCCCTCGATCTCGACGGCGTCGCTCACGACGTGAGGCGGGCGAACTTTCCGGCCGACATGAACCCGATCTGTGCGCCGGCCTTGTCGCCGACCGTGCCGCCGAACGCCGGGTAGCTGGCGATATAGAACCCGCCGACGTAGGACGGATTCGACGTGCCGCGCGCCGCGCTGGTCGGCTTGATGTCGATGTACAGCAGGGTGCCGGCGATCGCGGCGGCGCCGAAGATGGCGTCGACCGAACCGGCGGCGGCGTCCTGCTGGAACGTGATCGACAGGTCCACGTTCGCGAGACCCGGCTTGTTCGACACGTACCCCTTGTCGCCGAACGTCGTGAAGTCGACGTTTGCGCTGCTCATGTCGAACGACAGCGACTCGATGAACGCCGACCAGTCGGTCGAGCTGTTGATCGTGCCGGACACGGTCGGGTTCGCCGGGCCGGGTGCGGTGCCGGTCCATGCGGTGCCGACGAGGACGGTCGCCTCGGTGAGGACGAAGGACGCCATGCGGTTCCTCTTTCAACGCGCGACAGCCGCCCGGAGGGCGGCTGCGTGGGTGGTTGTGGTGCCGCTGTTGCCCCGCGGCGCGGGGATGTCAGAGAACGCCGCAGACGACAGCGAACGTGATCGAGCCGGAACCGGTGACGGTCCACGTGGCGCGCACGTGCGTCTCGGTCGAGAACCCGCCGGCGACCGACGTGAACTCGCTCCCGACGCCGGTGACGGTCGAGAACGTGATGCGGTCCGTTGCCGACGCCATGCCGACCGCGTCGTCGGACTGGATCTTGACCACGACGTTCGTCAGCCCCGAATAGGCGGTGACGTGCAGCGCGGCGTAGAGACGTTGCGAGGCGGTCGGGCCGGTCAGCGCGACGGCGGTGCCGTTGCCGTTCGCGGTGCGCGCCGTCTTCGGGTGCAGCAGCGTGCCGCGGACGAACGGCCGGTCGTAGGGCAGCTCGAGCTCGGCCTTCGCCGCTTCGCCGACGCTGCCGGTCAGCGGGTTGTACCGGCCGAGGTAGCCGCGCGAGAACCACGCCAGGTCGCCCGCTACCGGCGCAGGATCGTCGGGGATGACGGTCACGGCGTAGGTGCCACCGAGCGCAGCGACGCCGAGCTGGTCGTCGAGGACGCCGGTCGCGTAGTCGGCGAACAAGGTGGCGGTGAACGTGCCGGACTTCAGCCCCGGCTTGTTCGCCACCCAGCCACGATCGGCATAGGTCGTGAACGGCACCGCGGCAATCGACAGGTCGCCGAACGCGTACGACTCGCACAGCCCGGTGAGGTCGACCTGGCCGACCATCATGTTCGACGCAGTGTCGACGAACGTCGCCATCAGAACGCTCCTCTGGTCAGCTTGACCGTCACCCGCACCCGTGACTGACAGACCCGTGTGCCGTCGAGCAGCGCAGCGGTGCCGGTGTCGGAGATGCGGTCGACGTGCGCCGACATCAGCGCCGTCGGGTTGCCGGTGTTCTCGTCAGCGGCGGTGCCGAGCGTCCGGTTCGTGAAGATCGCCTGCGGGACGCCGGCCGGGTTCCACGGCGACACCATGTCGTGCACCCACCGCATCTGCCCCTCGAGGTCGGTGGACGACGCCATGACGTGGCAGATCACCGGGACGTCGACCACACCGGCGCGCATCGACCTGAACAGCGGGTCGCCGATGCTGTCGTCGAGGTAGACGAGCACGCACGGCAGCACCGGCTTGTCGACGTACTGCGTGCAGCGCACACCGGTGGTCGACGCGATC